TCATAGTGCCCGAAGGTAGAGCTACGGTCAAAACCCCTTCGAGCGTCATCCCAGACGCCGAATTCGAGGCACCCGAGTAGCTGCTTGCAACGCGGAGCAACTTTAATTCTACCGGACCCTACCCAAATCCGCACCTCATTGACCATTTGCTCAAGAGCGCCTTTGTCCGTAGGCTCAAAGTATAACTTATGAAGGGAGTTTAAATCTTGGATAAGGAGCAGGTCCACGTCACTCACCCGCTTTCGAAACGGGTAAACTTCGCTTTTCTTGGGGTCCCAGAAGAGGACGCGCTCCTTGTCGCGAATGCGATTGGCGAGAAGCTCAGTAGTCATCTCGGGTCCACTCAAGGTGACCTCGTCGTGGACATAAAGCGTGGCCCGCTTAAAGTCGTAGTGGGCGAAAAGACAGACCGTCAAATCCCTGACGCCGATGTCTAAGGCTTCGTACTTGTGGTAGAGCGGGAAGTATTCGTCTACTACGGGCTCTTCGATGAATTCTCTCTTCCACTCCGGGCATAAGGCGTAGTCGTCGTCCACGACATCAAGGGCTAGGTATTCTCGCTTCACGGTAGAATTTTTGATGCTCTCGTAGTTCCCATTGATAAGCGCTTCGATGTCGGATTCGCTGACGTTATCTTCGGCCAGAAATAGCCGTAAAATCTCTTTCGAGTAATCCCCGTCAAAAATATCGTAGTGCGAATACCATCCCTCTAATTCAGCCTGCGCTGACATCTCGGTGAATTCGTGAGCCGGGGAGCGGGGCGGGGATGAGGCGATAATAAGTCTGCGGCCTTCGACTACCTTCATATCCCTATCGAGAAGCTGAGGCATCGCTACGTCGTGAACCAAATAATGCAGGTCGTCGATAGTGCCAGCTTCATCAATCAGAAAGTCGTCGGCGTGAGTGCCTCGTAAATCGTCAGCGTGAGAGTTATTCACGCCCGCCACATGAAACTGACTTCCCGTTTCAGGGAATAACCACATGCCGTCTTGAGACTTCCAGATGGGGCGCTGAGAGGGTGGGCAATCTTGAGTGATTTGCTCAAGGAGCGGGATGACTATCTTTCGAACTGCTTTAGCCGTGGGAGCTGCGTATCTGACCATAGCCTTTTCTTTTTTGAGGCAGGTGGCCGTTCCACGTGAAACAAGTAGGTAGCTTTTGCCTAGACGCCTTGCGCATTTGATTAGGTACTTAAAGCGCTTCGAATTATTGATTTGGTCCCACATCTCACGCTGGGCGGCCTTAAGCTTAAAGCGCAGCTCCCCACGTGACCAAAGTTCTTCGATAAGAAGGGCTTCGGTTTGGAGTAGGTCTAAAGATTTTGAAGCGTTTTTGCGGCTCGTAACCATCTATCCTTGCCCTCATCGCCGGTCTCTTCCCAGTAAAGCGCCTGGACGTATCTCGTGAAGGCTTCTTTCTGCTCTCTCGTAGGTAGTGGGTCACCGAGTAGTTGGCAGGACAGAGAGAGAAGATGCACCCAATGGCCCATGTTAGATTCAGGGTCTAGCTCGTTTACGATAGCAAGGTGCTTATAGCGGTGAGAAAAGCAGATAGAATGACAAAGGCGGGTTACCCCGTCCTCACAAACGATATTCCTACCCACCGCATGCTCAAGGCCGATGCGGGCCTTATTGATTGACCCGCCGTCAAAAGTTATCTTTCCCATATTCCCCTCTTTAAATCGGAACGCCCTCTTCGGGGCAATCATTCGCCCAGGGCGGTAGCGAAATTTTCTGTCTGTCTAAAATCTTTTCCAGCTCTCTTCGGCGCCGCTCCTCTTCTCGTGCGTTCTTTTCTAGGGTTTGAACCACAGATAAAGGCACTGCGGTCTTTAGCTTGTCATCGCACTGCTTTAGGCACTGGTAAATCGCCTCATACGCTTCGTCTACCGACATCCCCCGGTGAAGTATCTGCGGCCCTAAAGAGGTAACGAGATGATTTATCTCATCTATCAGCGCCTCCCTTCGATTCAACCTATCGGCGAGTGTCTGCTTGTCGTCGCTTGTCGTCGCACTCATTTGCCCCCCTTTTTCCGTTCGTTAGCCGCCGTCTTTAACGCTTCAAGGAGGTGGAGTGAGGTCATGGCCGGTGTCTCGCCTTCCAGCAACGTTTGCAATCCACGTTCGCCCAACTCCAGGTGTATCGGTGACTACCTTTAATACCGCACCAAACTCGGCCAGCTTCATCTTGCATGTGGGTAACTTTCCCCATCTACTCCCCCTTCCGTTCGTTCGCATCGACAAGGGCGGAGAGGGCCGTGTCGTAAGCCTCGGAGTATGTGATGAACGGTGCTCTCTTCACCACCTCGCTATTTAATAAACCCTCCAACGCTTCCCTCACCACCTTCAACTTCGCTTCCGATTCTTGAAGGCGGGCTTGGAGTTGGTCGCGCTCGTACTCAAGCGCAGAAACATGCTCGCGCAGTTCGGGTGGCACATTCTTTACCCATTCACCGAATTGCTTTTTACTGGCCAATCTCATTTCTCCCCCCGACAAATATACTCCAAGACATCTAAGAAGTTTAAAGAGCCCGCGTGCTCGTCCTCTCGATACGCCTCATGCCAGTTAGTCGAGACTTCCACGCCGTGAATCTTGGTCGTCCTTTCGAAGTTTAGCTTCTCCTGCACTCGAATGAGCCCCTTCACGTCGTCATTCATGATGAATTCGTAGGGCTCTTCTGGAATGCGGTAGTCCTTCACGTACACTTCGTTGCCGTAGGCTGACATGAATACCTTAGGGCGAACCTCTAAGAAGTCGGGTAGGTCGGTCTCTAGGAGCGTCTGAAAAATCTTTCTGATTCTGGTGTGGGAAGCCGAATTCAGTCGCATGAGAACGCGAAACTTGAATCGTTTTTTCATGGTCTGGAGCTTAGTTTTTAACTGCACGTAAAATCTCTTTTATATCGGCTTCGATAACCTCAAGCGCGTGTCGCATCGGGGAAATCACCGCCTCAAAGTGAGAGAGGGTCACAAAGCTTTTCTGTTCATCCCTGATGTCTCTCCGGTCGGCCTTCGATTCTTCGACGGCGCTATTCATCTTCGTTTCGATATCGGAAATCTTGGTCTGAAGGATGCCGTACGAGACCCCTACTGAGAAAACACCAGTGGCTATAGCTAAGGCAAACGAAACCCATTCATTCATGTGGAATATTTTAGCTCTTTTTCGAAATAAGCGCTTCCATGAACTCTAAGAGCTTGTCGGTAGGCACGCCGGAAAGAGGGCGTATCGGCTTCCCGTCGATGTCGGATAGTTCGATGGTTTTAGGCAGGCTCACCATGGTTTGTTCTACTAAGAACCCAAGGCGCTTCTCGCATCCTTTGTTCAGCATCATCGTCATGACGCGGGACAGAGCGCTCCTGAGAAAAGGAACTTCCGGGTCTTTAGCGACGGCCGCAATCTCTTCGGCCTTTAGTGCGTAGAGCGAGGTCGCTTCGATAAGAAAGGCTTCGCGGTTCTTCTTTAGAACCTCTCGAAGTTCCGGGGAAGCAATCGCAGGCTTCCCACCGGGGTTACCGGATTGGCCTTTCTTCCAGTCTTTTCCTGAGCCGGGTATTTTTCTTCCAGGTGGCATATTTACCTTTACTTTACGGTGTATTTACGCTGAGCGCTAGGGGTTTTGGAGCGCCGGGGTCGGAGTTGCACCGCCCTCTTCTTCCTGGAAGGAAGACGCAACGTTCGCTTTGCTTCCGGCGCGCTTTGGGTAAGGTTTTCGAAGTGTTTCTACTTTCTTACGCATGTCCTCGTCTAATGGCATTAGGTAGCGATGTTTATAGCCCCATATTTTTTTGGAATGGGGGTCTATTTTTTTAATGACCGCGATAGCCTGGGACCCGTATTTCGCAACGACGGACCTGGGATGCATTTTATTCCCTTTGATTATCCACACATCCAACACCGGACTACCACTAAACACCCACCCCCCAGCCTGATATATCCCGCCGTGATGACCCTGTTCAGCGTCCGCAAACGACACTATCAATCGCAACCCGGGGCAGATTTTTTTCAGAAGTTTAATTGCGATAGAGACCAAACGACTAACGGGCGTTGCGTGTTCCCGTAGCGCCACCCGGGTTAGTTCGCAGCATTCCGTCATTTTTAAGTTGTAGGATTTAGATAAATTCGGTGTAGCCCCCAAACCAAAAATAATAGCGCCCACGTATACGCTATTTTCCCACACCCCGATTTTAACTAGCTTTCCAGACGGGAGGCACTTGGAATAGTGCCAGTTCTTGCACGCATATTCCGCCGCTTTATGCGTAGCCCAATCAAGGCGTAAAGAGGTGGTGGCACTTTGGGCACTCGATTGGCGTTTTTTCGTCGAGCTTTCCTTGTTCATCAACGGTTCCTGGGTCAAAATTATTCGCTCCCGGGTCTAAAGTAAAACCCCTGAGTCCTAGCATATCCAAATTAAAATCGGGTCCGAAATCGGCAACAAGTTGGTTTACCGCCCCCAAGTCGGTTAGCTCCCATTCGTTTAGCGCGTTATCGGCGACTAAATCCGCAAGCTCCTGGTCTTCGTCGGTATAGTTTTGAAAGCTCACCGGGACTTCTTTAGCGCCCCGAAGTTTAGCGGCGTAGAACCTCTTATGGCCCGCCGTCATGAACCCCGATTGGTTAGACACGTTAATAGGCCGTCGCCACCCCTGGTAGTCCATCACTTCCGCTTGGCGGTCTATC